AATCTATTCGCGTCGAGCAGGTCCACCTTGCCGAAGCGGTTCTCGACCGGATTTTCGCGGCCTGGATCAACGAGGCCATGCTCACCACGGAGCTGTCCATCTTGCGCACCGTGCGCAAGATGCCGCACCAGTGGTTCTTCGACGGCACCGAGCATGTCGATCCGGCGAAGGAAGCCAACGCCCAGGCCACGCGCCTTTCCAGCAACACCACCACGCTCGCCATCGAATACGCCCGCCAGGGCAAGGACTGGGAGACGGAGTTGCGGCAGCGGGCCAAGGAAAAGCAACTCATGGCCGAGCTCGGGCTCACGGAGGAGCCTCGAGCGGCCATCGAAGACGAAGACGAGGAGGTCGACACGGATGTCGAACCCAAGCAAGCAGCCTGAGTATCTCACCTTTCGCTGTCCGCTGACCGTCGAGGCGGCCAGTGATGGCGAAAAGCAGATGCCGCGTTTCCGCATGGTCGCCTACACCGGCGGGACGATGCGGATCAGCGGATTCCCGCACCCGGTCGTGGTCGACCTGGAGGGGCTGGCCATCGACCGCCAGGACATCCCCGTTCGCCTGGACCACAACCCGCGTCAGGGCGTCGGCCACACGCAGCGCGTGCTGATCGAAAACGGCCAGGTCGTCGCCGAGGGCCTGGTCAGCCGCGACACCTCGTGGGCGAGGGACGTGGCCAAGAGCGCCGTCAACGGCTTCCCCTGGCAGGCCAGCATCGGCGCTGCCGTGGTGGACGCCGAGTTCGTGCCCAACGGTCAAAGCATCACCGTTAACGGAAGGACCTTCACCGGGCCGCTGCACGTGGTCCGTCAGGCCATCCTCAAGGAGATCTCGTTCGTCGACAGCGGCGCAGATCCGGCCACGTCGGCCCGCATCGCCGCCCAGAACAAGGAGCAAGCAGTCATGGAAGACAAGAACACCGCCGCGCAGGACACCCAGCATGATGCGGGTCAGACCGATGGCAACACCACCGCGACCGACACCGCCAGCGCCGACACCCCGCCCAAAACGGACCCGGCGCAGGAGCCGACCACGCCGCCTTCGCCGAAGCCGCAGGCCGCGACTCCCGCCACCGTCAATGCATCCGCCGGCGACACGTCCGGGGGTGACCCGGTGACCGACATGCGCCGCCGCATGGCCGCCGAGACCCGGCGCGTCGAGGCGATCCGCAAGGTCTGCGCGGGCAAGCACCCGGACCTCGAGGCCAAGGCCATCGAGGAAGGCTGGGACGAGAGCCGCACCGAACTGCACGTGCTCCGCGCGTCGCGGCCGCAGGTGCCGGCCGTCTCCAGTCGTCCGCGCAACACCAGCCCGCAGGTATTCGAGGCCGTGGCGCTGATGGCGTCCGGCCTGCCCAACAGCCGGATCGAGGCGAGCTACGCCGAACCGGTTCTCGAAGCGGCCGACAAGCTGCGCGGCGTGGGCATCCAGGAGTTCTGTGAACTGGCCTGCGGTGCGCAGCTGCCGCGCTTCCGGCGCGACGCGTCCGGTTGGCTGCAGGCTGCGTTCAGCACGACCAGTCTGCCGGGCATCCTCAGCAACATCGCCAACAAGATGCTGCTCGAGGGCTACAACTACGTCGAAGACGCCTGGCGGAACATCTCCAAGATCGCCAGCGTCAACGACTTCAAGGAACACACCCGCTACCGGATGACCGGCAGCTTCCAGTTCCAGCAGGTCGGTCCCGACGGGGAACTCAAGCACGGGCAGCTGGGCGAGCAGAGCTTCCGCCAGAAAGCCGACACGCACGGGATCATGTTCGCCCTGACGCGCCAGATGATCATCAACGATGACATGGGCGCGTTCACCGACATCCCGCGCCAGATCGGCATGGGTGCGGCCGAGGCCATCGCCGACGCCGTGTGGGGCCTGTGGCTGGCCAACCCGGTGCAGCCTGACGGCAAAGCGTTCTTCCACACCGACCACAAGAACTACCTGGCCGGTGCGGATACCGCGCTGAGCGTCGACGGCCTGACCGACGCCGAGGTCGCCTTCGGCAAGCAGGTCAAGCCCAACGGCAAGCCGCTGGGCATCCGACCCAGCACGCTGCTGGTGCCGACGGCGCTGAAGGTCCCGGCAGAGATGCTCATGAAGAGCGTCCAACTCAACGAGACGACCACCGCCAACAAGGGCAAGCCGAACACCAACCCGCACGTGGGCAAGTTCGACGTGGTCTCCAGCGTGTACCTGTCCAACCCGACGTTCCCCAACGCCTCGGACAAGGCGTGGTATCTGCTGGCCGACCCCAACCGGCTGCCCGCCATCGAGGTCGCGTTCCTCAACGGCGTGGATCGGCCGACCGTGGAGAAGACCGACGCCGACTTCAACACCCTCGGCGTGATGTTCCGTGGGTACATCGACTTCGGCGTCAAGGAACAGGATCACCGTGGCGGTCTGATGATGAAGGGCGAAGCGTAAGCCTCGTCCCGTCATCGGGCACCGCGATTCCCTCAATCAACAAGGAGCACTGAAACATGGCAACGGCTCAATTCATTCATGACGGCAAGAGCATCGACTACACGCCCGGCGCGGATGTCAGCGCCGGGGACGTGGTCGTGCAGAACGATCTGATCGGCATCGCCAAATTCGACATCGCCACCGGCGCGCTCGGCGCGCTGGCCGTGACCGGCGTGTTCGATATGCCCAAGGCGACCGGCAGCGCGATCGATGTGGGCGAGAAAGTCTACTGGGATGCCGGTGGCAGCGTCGCCACGACCAACCCCGCCGCCGGTGCGAACAAGTCGCTGGGCAAGACGGTCGCCGCCGCAGGCGATGACGACGAGACGGTTCGGGTTCGCCTGAGCCAGTGACGAGGAGGCCGGGAGCGTGGGTGACCTGTTGAGGCAAGGAGGCCAATGGCTGGAGCAGCAGCGCACGGCGCACTGCTCCAGCCAGGTCACCTACCGCCGCGAGGCGCTGGAGCTGCCCGTCAATGCCACGTTCGGCCGCACCGAGTACGAGGTCGAGGACGAGTACGGGCTTCGCGTCGGGGCGCAGGTGACGGACTTCCTGATCCTGGCCGACGACCTGTCGCCCACGTTCGACGAACCGGAAGCGGGCGACCAGATCGTGGCCGACGGACGCCTCTACGAGGTGATGCCACTTTCGGGACAGGGACATTGGCGATGGAGCGATCCGTACCGGACCACGATGCGGATTCACACGAAGGACATGGGCCAGGCATGAGCGGATGCGACGGACAGTATGAGCGGGTGTGCAAGGACGAGTTCGCCTCGATCCATGCCAAGCTCGACCGCCTCGACGAGGCGATTCGCGGCAACGGTCGACCGGGCATCACCGTGCGGCTGGACCGCCTGGAACAAGACGCCAAGCGTCAGGCCCGGCTGCTCTGGCTCGTCGTCGGCTCGGCGATCACGGCCTTCGCCTCGGTGCTGGTGGCTTGGGTGACCGGCTGAAGGAGAACATGTAAATGGCCAAACGCTGGATCAATTCATTGGACGTGGAGGTCGGGCCGAACGGTGCGCCGCTGTTCGATATGGCGGGCTGCACGTCGTTCGTCGGCGGGACGAAAACCGTCTCGTCCACCACCACGCCGCAAGCATTGGTGGCCGCGTCCACACCGTGCCGCTTCGTCTGGATCGGTGCCCGCGTCAACAGTGACGGCAACCCGCTGAACACCAAGCCGTGCTTCATCGGTGACGCCGCCGGTCAGAACATCCCGATCCTGCCCAGCAACTTCGAGGGCGTCGTGATCCGCATCGATGACGCCAGCAAGGTCTTCGTCAAGGTCGGCGTCGCCAATCAAGGCGTCGTGTACCGCATCTTTGCATAGGAGCAACCGTGGCTTTCTTCGTGAGCGCACAATCCGGCAACTGGCACGACCCGCTGACGTGGGATGTGGGCGCGGTGCCCGATCTAGGTGTGGACGACGTGATCATCACCGATGGCCACGAGGTCGTGCTCGAGTCCAGCGAGTACGAATCGCTGGCACCCGGCCACCTGCTGGCAGTGGGTACGGGGGGGACACTTCGGATTCAAGGCGGAATCGATGCCTACGAGAGTGACGTAATCGTTGTCGGGGACCTGATCGCCGAAGGCAGCCATCTGGCCATTTGGGGCGGAGGCCATCTTGAGATTGATCCTACCGGCACGGTCACCGTCGATTCCGGCTTCTACCTGGAGTCCGAAGGCACGACGAATGTGGAGGGCCTCCTCGAAATCACCTCCGGCGGCGACATGAGCGTCTACTGGGACGGCGTGCTGACGGTGACCACCGGCGGCGTGCTGGACTTCTACGGCTACGGCTATGTCGAGGACTTCAGCGAGT